CTCCATACCTGCCTCAGATGCAAAAAGTCTCATAATGTCTGCCATCTGATCTGGAGAGCGATAATTGTCGTAATCAACCTTTTGAAGCAACATGTTTATTCTCTTTAAGAATTGTTGTGCCTTGGCGCTCTGCTGCTCGGGATTAGTGATTGCACCCTCATCAATAACTGCCTCCATCTCTTCTTTGATAATCTGCCTTAGTGCTTCTTTGGTGATTTTCATTTTTTATTCCTCTGTGAAAAAATTGTCATGCTTATAATTATGCTTTATTTGAATTCCTTCATCCGAAAACACCATGTTTAGAACATAGGAGGTAGCAGATGAAAGACAACCAAATAGAAAAGCATTGACTATTGTGGCGTCAAACGTAAATAGTTCGGTCCAAGGAGAAAGAAGGAGCAAAAACCAACCGACGTGAAAACCCATGCACATGGGGCAGTGAAAAACCTTGCCATAACCCTTGTAGGATTCTTTGTGAGGTCTTAGTTTTTTTATTATGGGCATGTCGCTATAGACTAAAATTTGTGTTAGTCCGTAGGCTATGAGGACGAATAATAGAAGTTCCATTTATTTCTTGACCTGATTGCTGTTAAATTTGTCAGCTAAGTATTTTTGAAGCTCATCATTGACATCTGGAATGGGGGCTAGATCATCCATATCTTCCATTGCTTTCAGTAGATCATTGATAAATGCTACCTCAATTGGGTCATCTACAATCTTAGAAACATCATCATCGACGTTTAACCTGTCTAAGCCCGTCGCTGATTTAAAAGAATCTTCTGCACCATATAACTTGCCTACAATTTCTTTGGCATCTTTGGCGCCTTTCCAAAGCGAAAAGATGTTGCTAACAACTGGGATCTGCTCTATTGCTGCTTCAGCGGCTTTCTTGCCCAATTCTTTACCAGCCTCTTTGGCTCTATGAGTCTTAATAAGCTTTCTTAGATCTCCAATTGTCTCAAGAGGAGCCTCTTGCAAAACAAATTTGTCCCAGCTTTCCATTATAACTTTCATTTTGCCAGACATAGTGGACTCCTAGATTGTATACATGTAAGAGAAGGTGTAAGGATCTCGTATGTAGCCCTTACGGATAGAACCCTGCTCATCGCGCTGGGGAACTTCGCCAAGTTCTGTTGAATCAGTTTTCGACGGATCTACAAACTCATCTTCTACACCAGCCACAACTGCCTCAACATTATCGTAGTATGGCTTCTCTTCTTTGATGAATTTCTCAATGTTTACAAGCGCAAACTTAGCAGCGTTTAGCTTACCATCTGCAGCTTCTTGTAGCGATGCCTCCATAGCACCATAAAAAGATCCACCCTGAATTGACTCAGGGATTATAATTCCCTTACGAGCAAGATGGGAAAACAAGCGATTTTGTGCGCCGTATGTAAAGTCAGTCATTGTCTGCTTTGGAAACGCAGTAACTTTTTTATCTTTGCCAGAAAGAACAATATCAATATCGCCGTGGTCAAAAATCATTAGATCGCCACTTAGTGACTTACGAATGTCAAGTTCTAGGGTTATAGTAGGAGGGGGGGTCTTGGGCTTTATTGTGACCTTAACTGGCTCGGGAATTGGGACAATTCTAACTGTTACTGGCATCGTCGTAGATTTCCTTTACTAACTCCTGCGTCTTCAAAATAGTCAACAGGGTGGATTCGTTAAGACTTGTCTCGTTTGATAAAGTTTCAAGTCTTTCTCTCACAGCATTTGTCTTGCGAACCATCTCTGGGTCATTGGCAATATCCTCAACTTCAACTGCTTCGGACAGGGACTTCTTTAGTCTGCCAAGCTCACGGTTGAGGAAGATTTTTGTCTCAAGATCATCGTGTGAGAAAGATGAAATATAATGATTAAGGAGTTCCTTTTGCTCTGTCAGTAGAGAACTATTATATTTATCATTAAACTTCTTGGTGAAAGTGGTGTATGTAAGACTATCAATAGCCTCCATCTTCTGCTCTTCTATAACACCAGTCATACCATCGATAATCTTGGTTTCAAGCATCACCGATTGCTTTGGAGAATTTGTGTTAAACATCTTGGCTATAGTAGCCAATGTTTTATAATTTGGAACAAAATTATTGAAGGTTGTCGGGCTCAAGTCTTTGTTGATGTCATTGATAATTTCAGTCTGCTGCTTGAATAGTCCATCGGGGTCTATAAGGCGCTTAGCAGCCATCACAGCCTCTACAATTTTTTTACTAGTGGTTTCATCTAGGTTTTGATTTTCATACAGAGAGCGGTAACACTCAAGGTCTTTTTTCAATAGTGAGTCGCTTGTAAAATGCTTCCGTACAATAGAGACTACCTTTTCTTTTCTTTGGTGATCTCCCTTAATGATAGCAACCGTCGCTTCGCGGGACAAAGCCTCAAAGACGAAAGCTGTATTGCGCTTCTTATTATGTTTACTCTTCATTATCGTTCTCCGTAGTCTTTGTCTCTAAGCTTTCAATAAGCATTTTTACTGAACTATTGACCTCAAGAAGAGCCACCTCTTCCTCTTGGTCTCGCAAGTAATTAGGGTCTTGCTCTTCATAAATGCCCCTAGCGAGTGATCTTAGTTCTGGAGCGCCTAGATTATTGGTGCGGTAGGTATTCATCTCGGGTGTCGGGATACTTGCATAATTGCGAGTTCTTGCCCCAGATGGACGCTTGTCAACAGCCACCTTTTGGTATGCCTTGCCCTTAGCTCCCTTGGTAAGATATTTCTTTCCTGCTCTTGAGCGCTTGCCAAGAGATGGTGCTAGCCTTGGGGCGTCACGAGATCCGGGGGGTGCTGCGAGTAGTGGGGAATCGTCGCCGCCACCGGCATCAGCTTCAGGAGCAGCCGCATCGTCACCACCAAGGTCGAGTCCGCCTCCTTCATCTCCACCGCCGAGGTCTAATCCACCTGCATCATCACCACCGCCGCCAAGGTCAAGACCGCCGCCGCCAGCATCACCGCCACCACCTGCGGCAGCCTCAGCGACACTTTCAAGGGCTGTGTCGTGCTTACGATCGTAGAACATCTCGCGTTGGTTGCGTAGGAACTCTTCGTGGGACATACCAAATATGTTGTCAGCGACCCAACGCCGTGAGAAGTATCCTTCGGTTGCAGATGCTGCAATGTCAAACTTTGTCTTCCAATGCTCAAGCTCTTGTAGCTCAGCAATCTTGCTTGGGTTGTTTAGAGCAAGCTTAAAGTTTAGAAGATCCTCGCCTCTGTAGCCAAGAGTATAGAGATGGATAATTCCAATCTTTTCTAGCTCGTGCAGAACAGAGCGCTGTAGGCGCTGGATGGTTCTGGCAAAGCGAATATCTTTGGTGGCTAAGGTAGTCTTGTCTTCCTGTGCGCCCTCACCCATGGTTAGATAAGCTTGTGGAATCTTGATAGCTGAGAATAGCTTGTCGCGAAGATACTTAACATCATCAATCGCAGTTGTATTCTGCCCGCCTGCAAGTGATTGAATATCAGTTACAGAGCCAGCGCGAATTGGAATGTAGTAATCTTCTTCAATAGATAGTGGGTTGTATCGCAAATCAATACGTCCAGTATCTTTGTCCACAATTGTGTGGCGCTTCAACTGGGTAACGATCTTCTGCATGTATTGTTCAACTTCTTGTGGCGGAATAGCACCAACGTCAATCTTGAATACTTTACGCTCGGATGAACGAACAATGCGGTATGCCATCATTGCGTCTTCCATTAAGGTAAGCTGGCGCCAGATACGACGAGCAGGCTCAAGAACAGAAGTTCCGTATGGCGAATACTTATCGTTTCCAAGAATACGGAAGTGTGCGACTTGCCAGTTTTCAAAGGTCATACCAGCAGAGTTCCACTGATATTGAATGTAATTAGGGTTTGTCGCATCAAGACCCTCAAGTCTTTCAACTTCTTGAAGTGGAAGAGCGATCGAAGATTGAACTCCCATCTGATCATCAATGTCTAGATACATGATAAAATCACCATACTTACACATCGTGCGGCACCAACCAAAAAGGTTGTGCTCAATATTCATGACATTATGATAAAGAATATTAAGGACAGCTTTAATTTCATCATTGCGGCACCTTATGTTGAGCATTGGAGATAGGGCAGAAAATGTGGTCATCTCGTCTGCATAGATGTCGAGAGCAGAGGCTAGCTCTGGCATATACTCCATCTGATCAAAATCGATGTAGCGCTCTGAACGTCTCTGGTTACCAATTGCATTAGCAGCAATTGTATCCAAGGGGTTATAAGATTGCTTCTTGAACTGCTGACCGGATGCAGACTTAAAACGAGTAGAATACTTGTCAAGATGTTGTCTGCGAATCTTACGACCAGACTCAGAACGATAGCTTACAATAGGACCAGAGAATAGCCGAGTAAGTGACCGGAATAACTGAGAGTCTCTATTTGCTGGGTTCTTTCCTTGCTTTGGTGTTTTGGGTGCCATTTATTTTCTCACTTTATTATCCACATATATTGGGAGTATAGATTTTTTGCTTCGTTCATTTTACTAGTATTATCTTCGCCTGTGTAGCCAATTTGTCCCCTTATCTGGGTATTTAAGGTTGTTCTGGAAGTCATAATAGCATCAACAAAAGCTTTTTGGTAATTAAGGTCTCGGGAGTTTGATTGTATCGCTGTGTCTCGGACCCAGCAACAAATCGCAAGAGCCATTACCAAATCATCATTATACCCTCGCATTGCTTGTGGCTTCCCGTTGTTCCAAATAAATGTTCTAAACTCATTTGTTAAACGTGAAGAATACGTTTTAATTAGTTTGTTTCTTATAAACTCTTCCAACTTGGCCACAATCAGGGGTCTGGTCTTGGTTGTTGTGGAGAAGCCAGCTATTGCTCCATTCGTGTGTTCGCCCAAGTGCTGGTCAATATACTCATGTGTTGATTTTATTGAATAGTAGAGATTGGGATAGCCATATTCTATAAGCTTATCGATCACGGTATAGCCAATAGAATTATTCTCTACAACCATCATAGCGTTGCCAAACTCTCTACCAACTTGATTTAACATATTGGCATATAGATCGGGCGTTGGCTTCCCTTGATATTCTCCAATAATTTCCATTGTTTCTAACTTAAGAATATGAAATGTGGAACTGTCTGCGCCATCGCCTCTTGCTACATCGGCAGCGAGTAGGTAGTTACAGGTAGGGTCATACTCTTCCCAGATCCAAAAGTTTCTGTCAAAGCCGGTCCTATGCTTTGGCTCTCGCACCAATGACATCATCCAATCAATACCTGACGGATCTATAACTGTTTCACCAGACGTATTGAAGTTGCATTCCAACTCCTGCGCAATCTGGCGCTTGGACATGTTTTTGGTTTCTTTCTTGAACCACTCTTCATCTCGGTCAGGGTGTACGTCCCACATAAGGG